GAAACTCTATTTTTTAGAGGACTTCACAATGAGTTGAAAGAAAGCGAGAGCGATTCCTAAGATCGAACCCTTAGTGGGCGGATTAGGTAAGCTCGGGTTCAAACTTGAACCTGCAGGGAAAGTTAGAGTATTTGCTATGGTCGATTGTTGAACTCAATGATTATTGTGTCCAATACACGACTGAATCTTCAAGATACTAAGATCTTGAGAAACGGATGGTACTTTCGATCAGTTGGCTCCGATTCATCGTCTCATTAAACTTTGTCCGAAAGGAAAATTTTGATGTTATGATTTGTCGGCTGCCACTGATAGATTGCCCATCACGTTGCAAAAGCATCTATTGAATCTCCTCTTTGGAAAAGAGAGATTGATAGGATCCTTATGAGCGGACGTTTTGGTTGGCAGGGATTATCTTCTGCCGAAATTACCTTTTGGGGTAAAGAAGCAAGATATTCCTGTATCCGTACGTTACGCTGTCGGACAGCCTATGGGAGCATTGTCTTCCTGAGCTATGCTTGCTCTGACGCACCATATGGTGGTGGCCTGAGCCGCCAAAAGAGCGGGCTTCCCTTGGGGAAGTTTTAACCTTTATGCGGTTCTCGGGGATGATGTTGTCATTGCTGATGCCAACGTCGCCCGAGAGTATTTATCCTTGATGGATGAATTGGGTGTGAAGGTGGGTATTCACAAAAGTCTAATTTCCCGTAAAGGGGTCTTAGAGTTTGCGAAGCGGTATTTTGTCCAAGGTCAAGATTGTTCCCCTGTTCCTTTCAAGGAGCTTGTGGCATCTATTCTTGACTTTGAGTCTAATACTGAGCTTGTACGTAAGTACTCGCTATCCATCTCACAGTTAACCTCCTTCGGAGGTTGAGGTTACAAGGTTAAGGGCGGTATTAACCGTCCTATACCAAAGCAACCCCGCAAATTGGCTAATATTTCCTTATGGTACTATTCTCCTTGGGGATTTAAGCCTTATACCTTAGTTCGTTGATTAAAACTCAAGAACATTTTAGGTTTGGCAGGTCCTCAAGCTCCTCGGTGATGGAATGGAATTCCACCCAAAGGGTACCGTTTAGCTACTCCCGCAGATGACGTATTAAGTCGTTTTGCAAGTACTAAACTGGTAGAGTTGGCTGATCGCTTGATAGAACGTATGACGTTTGTCAAGGATGAGTCAGAGGAATGGTTCGAAGCTTTGATGAGCTTGGTAGCTAAGCAAAGTTGATTAAGTGACACCGGATTCAATCCGTTGTACGTAATCCAGAACCATATTTGAGGATCGTCTTTCGATTTTAAGCTCATGGATATCCGAAAGGCTATCGATGTTGCTAAACTCTTTAAGACCATCCTTAAAGTTGCTAGGCCGACCCGTTCAGTGCCGCGAGCGCCACTGTTACGGAAAGCCAAAGCAATTCTTAACGTCGATATTAATCCTATAATCTGTGACTTTGTCGCAGCATTTAGGAGTTATACCGTGTTAAAGCCTCTTTCTTCCTTAGGGAAGGTACCAAAGGTGAAGAACGTTCCTACTTTGATGTGATCTTCACGTTTGTGATGGGACCTTAATGGTATCCCAATCGCAAAGGTTAAGAAACAATCGAAAAGTACATTGGTAGGAGATAGAGTCGATATCTTATTCTCTAAGGAGAAGAAGAAATCCTCGCCTATATTAGGTCCTTTAACTGTCGTTAAGCGACCAATTATAGATTCTCCTCTTCCTGTTTCGGTGATTCCTCCAGTTGCTCCTTCTTTTGAATTAGTAACTGGGCCGGATTCTACCTTCAACCTCCGTAGCTTCCGACCTAAAGTTGTTATCAACGATAAGCCGGTAGATGCGGGGTTGGACCAGACTTCTACTGTTATGAAGAAGTTTGGTTTCACTACTGATATACAATATACTGTAGTTGAACAGAAAGGGAAGGTGGGTCGTACTCCTCTAATATTAATTAGAGACGTACCCTCGGATCGCCCGGTAACGTCGCTTGCTAACGCAAGTGTCCAAACCTGGGCCTCCGCCCACGCATGGAAAGATCCTTATGGACCTTATCCATTCTCCAAATGTACAATACCTACCTTCAAATCTTTCCTGATGCGCCTTCGGGATGCGAACCGGTCTTTATTTAAAGACCTCGTCCGTCACCCATTGGCAACAACGGGAACGATTTCTCAGCAACCCGGTTGAGAGCGGTCAGATTACGGATACATTAGTTCCAAGTATACAATTTATCCTTGGTACCTTTGTACTTCCCGTATCGATCCTCAAAACGGATTGCCGATGCCTCCACGTATTTCCAGATCTTATAATCTTGGACAAGATCATAGGGTTTGATTAGACGTGGATCATCCTTCCTCTCTATGAAATGGTTTCGTTGAGAGAGAAGATGGTCAGGTATGACAAGCTGCTCCCGTCCTACCTTTGGACGGTGCACTTGTCTTAGCTTCTGAATCCGATCGTTATATTGAGGATTTCATAAAATTTTGGACAAATGAGCTAAAATTTATGTTCCTCTTTAGAGGTGACGCTGAAGAGCTAAGATTGGCACCAACGCCTAATAACATTAAATTGTTTATTAAGCGTTTCGGTGTCCAATCGATCAATTGTTTCTATAACCCTTCGGTCACATACAAGTTGATCGCTGAACCCAAAGCTACTAAGTTAGTGAGCTCTACCCGTAAGGGTAAGAGATAGCACTGTCATACATTCACATCCGTAACCTCAATCATCTCTATTCAGAAATGATAGCAGATTGAAAGAGAAAATATTTAAGTGCGTCTGAG